CCTAGCAAAAGAGTTTGGTATTTCTGGAATTCCAGCAATTATGGTGTATACTGATGGGGTAAGAACAAAATCAATTGTTGGTGCAAAGCCAAAGCCAGCATTAAAGAAAGTACTATTTGACAATGTCTAGTAGCCCGATTTCTTATATCATCTATGACGATTAAATGGTAAAATAGGTATATGGCTAATAAGAAGTTTGAGTCCAATGCGGTATTTAATGGTGAAGTTGAGACAACAAAGCTAAAAGTAACCAGTGCTGGTGGCGATGAGGGTGGAGAAATACTTCTTGGAAAACCAGAAACAAATACAACCCTTGCTGGTACAGGGGTTACTTTAGATATTTATCAAAATAGACTTAGATTTTTTGAGCAAGGTGGAGATGCTCGTGGATACTATATTGACATTACAGGTGGTTCGGCAGGAGCTTCAACAAATCTTGTAGGTACTGGTGGTGGTGGAACTGCTTCAAATTCTTTTGCTACTATATCTGTATCTGGTCAAGATAACGTTGCTGCAGACTCATCCACAGATGTTTTAACTCTTATAGCAGGTACAAATGTATCTATTACAACAAATGCCACTAATGACTCTGTAACAATTAACTCCACTGGAAATTTTACATCTGTTGATTCTATTGTATATCCAGATTATATTACTTTTGATACCACTCCAGAAACTGTTCCAACTGCAGCAGGAAGTATGTTTTGGGACTCTGGAGATGGTATCCTATCAACAGTTTTAAATGCAAATGTAACCATTGGATTAGGACAAGAACAAGTTGCTCTTGTTAAAAATGATACAGGTGTATCAATCGCCAAGGGCAAAGTTGTTTATATTAATGGTGCTCAAGGTCAAAGACCAACAATCACACTATCAGATGCTGATACAGAATCAACATCCTCTAAAACATTTGGTTTTACAGCAGAAGCTATTGCAGACGAGGCAGAAGGATATGTCGTTACTTTTGGTGTACTGCGTGGAGTTAATACTCTTGGGTTAACTGAAGGGTCTGCACTATGGCTATCTTCAACAGCAGGTGGATACACAACAACGGTACCAGCAGAACCAGCACACTCTGTATTTCTTGGGTATGTGGTTAAAGCCCATGAAACGGCAGGTGAAATTTTTGTAAATATTCAAAATGGTTATGAGCTAACAGAACTTCATGGTGTAATAATTGAAGCAGATGAAAGCCTAACAGATAATGAAGTCCTTGCATACGATTTAGCATCAGGTTTATGGAAAAATCAAACAGCAATTGAAGCAAATATTGCAACTAGACAGGGATGGACATATGACTCTGGAATCACTATTCAATCCTCTTCTGGTTCAGCAGGATCATTAAGCCTTAAATCTTTTTCAAGCACAATAGATATTACAGATACCTCAGTAAATATTATTTCAGGTGTAGATGCAAAAACCTGGAACTTCCAAAATGATGGAGATTTAGTATTTCCAGATACTACTGTTCAAAATACTGCATTCTTAGGAATGTCTTCATACTCAACAACAAATCTTTCAGAAGGAACCAATCTTTATTTTACAGATGAAAGAGGACAAGATGCAGTTGGAAATAATCTTGGAACTGGTCTTTCTTACAATGATAGTACAGGAGCTATTTCAAACTCAGGTGTTCTAGATTTAACTGGAACTACAAATGAAATTGTTGTAAGTGCTTCAACTGGCAGTATTACTATTGGTATTCCAGACTCACCAGTTCTTGTTACCCCAAACATTGGAGTAGCAACTGCAACAAGTGTAAATGGAACTACTATTCCATCTTCAAAGACATTAATAATTACAGATGATATTGGATCAAGTGTTCAGGGATATAGCACAACACTTGCTGGAATCAATACATTAGGATCAGGAACAGGATTCTTAAAAAATACTGCAGGTACTTGGTCATATGACAATTCAACTTATTTAACAACTTCTAGTGCTACATCTTCTTATCAGCCATTAGATCAAGACTTAACAGACATTGCTGCACTAACTGCAAATGGATTCTTAAAGAAAACTGCTGGTGTATGGGCAATGGATGCATCAACATATCTTACTTCAGAAAGTGATACCCTATCATCAGTAACTGGTCGTGGAGCAACAACTTCAACTGCTATTACAATTAGTAATACAACTCAGTCCACTACTCCAACTTCTGGTGCTTTAATTGTATCTGGTGGCTTAGGAATTGCTAAAGATGTATGGATTGATGGAAACCTTCATGTAAATGGAACAACAATAACTGAAAATACTCAAACTGTAGCAACACATGATAATCTTATTTACCTAAATGCTGCACAAGACTCAACTATTACAAATGCCGTTGGTGATGGAACTTATGTAACATATACCGCAGATAATAAATATACTCCAGGAATGGATATCCGTGTTACTGGAATGGATCCAGCTGGGTATGACATTGCCTCTGGAGACTTGCTTACTGTTTACTCTGCTACTTCAACTCAGTTTGTTGTTGCTAAAACTACTACTGGAACATTTGTAAGTGGTGGAACTGCTCATGCAAAAGAAGAAGCAAACCCAGACTTAGGTTTTGCAGGTGGATATTACAATGCAGGATATGCTCACGCAGGTTTGTTTAGAGACGCATCTGATGGAATATTTAAGTTCTTTGATGGATATACTCCAGAACCAGATGAAGCAGTTAACATTGATACCACACATGGATCATTTGCTCTAGCAGATATTTCTGCAAACGATGCAACATTTACTGGAAATGTATCTGGAACTTGGAATGGAGAAGTCATAGCAGATGCAAAGATAGCTAATGACCTAACAATTTCTGGTGGAACAGTTGACAATACTATTATTGGTGGAACAACTGCAGTAGCAGGTACATTTACCTCAGTATCTGGAACATCACTTGCTATTGATTCTAGATTAACAACTACAACATATAGTGGAGAATCAACAGTAACTGATTCAGGATCACCAGTTACTGCAAGTGCAGCAAATCCAGATTCTGTTGAATATACAATATTTATTTCAAATGGTACTAATAGTTATACTTCAAAGTTGTTAGTACTAATGAATGGATCTACTCCAATTACAACAGAGTACGGTATCCTACAATCATCTGCATCTTTTGGTGCATCTATTACTGTTACAGGTACGACATCTGTATATATTACCGTATCTGGAACAACCACTGCAACACAATGCAGAATTTCTAGAACGGTGCTGTCAATCTAATGTCTAACTTTAAATTAAAAGAAAACCTTGACATTGATAACTCCTTAAATGTTCTTCCATTTGTGGGATATATCATGCCTTTTGCAGGAGAAATTACACAAACAGCTTCAGCAGGAGTTATAACAACAACCGCACCAAGTGGGTGGTTATTGTGTAATGGAAATGTATTTAGTTCAACATTATACCCAGAGCTTTTTTCTATTTTAGGTTCTACTACTTTACCAAATTTAAGTGGAAGATATCTTGTAGGATATTATTCAAATGTTGCAGTTGGAACAACTGGTGGAGCAAATACCCATACTCATGGTATGACTAGTGCTACTAATACCCTTAGTACTTATACTCCAGCAGCACATAATCATACATTCCCTGGATATACTGTTGCAGTATCATCACATTCACATAACCACAGCATGTCTGGAAATTTTTATCCTGGAAATAATGATGCAGTTGGAAACGCATTAACAAGCACAGGAACAACCAATGCTGTTCCATTTAATCATAACCACCCACTTACTGGCAACACTGGAATTACTGGAAGCAATGCTGGAAACATTACACATGATCATGATGTAAACTCTGCAGGTGTAAATGCAACATCCTCTACTGGACATACTCATAATACTGGAGCAGTTACAGCAACCGAGGTAGCTGGATCATCAATTCCTCAAACACTATATTTAAATTATATTATTAAGGCAGATTTCTAATGGCTAATTTAAAAGTATCTGATGGCATAGATATTAATGAAGATGATTATGGTAATATGATAAACCCAGCATTTGAAGTTGGAGATATTGTAGCCTACCATATTAATAGGGCATCAGCACTACCATCTGGTTGGGTAGAATGCAATGGACAAGAATTAAGTAAGACTACTTATTCTGCACTATCAACAGCAATTGGAACTAAATATGGAGAAACAAATGGCTCTGGTGGCGTAGGCACTACACACTTTAGAGTTCCTAAAATGAACGACTCCACACTAACTACTCCATTTTTCCCAACAAAACCTTTTCAGGCTGCTGACCCAGCAACTAGTACACCATCTGATCACACACACAGCCTAACTGGTGTTGCCTCAACCACAGCAAGTGTAACATCTGTAGCAATGAATAGTGGAACTGGTCATAATCATTCAGCTACAATTGCACATAATGATGCAACTTTACCTGCACACAGTCATAACGTAACAAACTTTGCAATTCTTTCTAATAGTGCTGCACAAAGTAATACTGGTAATTTTGCAATTATTAATACTGGAACTAACTATGATATTTCTCCATCTACACATTATCATTCAGACACTTTTCCAGTGAGTTTTAATACCGCAGGTTCAACAGATGTACATGCCCATTCTGGTGGTTCAAGTGTAACTGCAAACTCAACAAGTGCTACAGATGTTCATGATCATGATTCAACTATTTCTTTTACATTTCCAGCTGAGAAATATCTTCCTCCATTTTTAACAACAAGGTTTATGATAAAGGTATAATATGAGTAATTTTATTGTAGAAGACGGATTTGATGCATCAGAGTCCAGAGGATCATATATTCCAACAGGGGCAATTATTATGAGTGCAAAAACCTATACAGTTGGTGAAGCAATTCAAACTGATAGGTGTCCATGTGATGGAAGAGCTTTAAATACTTATACTTATAGAAATTTGCATAAAGTAATTAGTAATAACTTTGGTGGTACTGCTTATTCTGCAGGTGTTACAGATCAACCAGGAGCAGTAACAACATTTAATGTTCCTGCCTTAATGCCAGTATCTGGATCTACTTTATATGGAGATACAAGAGATCAAAGATATATTTCAGGTTCAAATACACCTGCTGCATTAACATCAACATTAACAACAGCATCACATACACATAATATTACTGGAATTTTAAGTCCAACTGGGGTATTAAACAATGTTGTTGATAGTCATACACATACCATTGCAACAAGAACACATACAACCACTGTCAATGACAATAATCACACTTTTTCCAACCCGTCTCAAAACTTAGGAGATTCAGCTGGGCAATCTCAAAGAAATGATGGAAATAGTATCAGTTCGGGCTTATCTCATCAGCATAATGTTAACTCATCTACAACAAGATCTATTTCACCAGGAACTACTGCTGTTCCAAATCATACACATACATCCTATACTGCTGCAGATACATCAACTGCTGCTTCAAAACCAGCTCATAGTCATGCAGCAGCAGCAGTTACTAGCCAATCAATATCAGATTATGATGGACCAAGTTATATCCGTGTGGTATACTATATAAAACTATAAAAGAAAGAAAGAAATGAAAAGTAAAACTATTAAATTTATTACAACAAACCCCAATATTTTTGGAGTATATTCTCCACCTAAGCCAAGCTCTTCGTTCCTTCCAGAATGGTATAAAAAACAAGATAAATATTCAGATGGAATAAAAAGAGTTCAAGCAGACACTGGTACATATAATCATACAGTAAAGGCTTGTATGCCAGTGTTCGATGCTATCTCTGCTGGATATATATTTACTCTTTCAGGAGATGTTAACTTCTATAAAGATGATAATGGAAACATAAACTCTTCCTGGTCAACAGAACTTTCAGGATTAATTACGCATCACCCAGTACAGCAATACAATATGTATTCTATTCCTACAGAGTTCGATCCTGTTGGTCTTAAATTTATGCAACCCTGGATTGTTCAGACTCCACCAGGATACTCTTGTTTATTTATCTCGCCACTATATCGTGATGACTTACCATTTTATACCCTTCCATCAATTGTTGATACAGACAAGCATCCTACCCCAGTTAACTTTCCATTTTTTCTTAGAAAAGACTTTACTGGAGTTCTTTCAGAGGGTACTCCAATTATGCAGATTATTCCATTTAAAAGAGAAGAATGGGGTTCAGAAGTGTCTCTAGATACAAGCGGAGAGTTTGAAAAGAAATGGCAAATAGCCAAAAGAAAAATTAGCAATAACTATAAAACATATTTTAGATCACT